CCGCCACGGCAGCTACAGGCACCGTGACGCTGACCAGCCGGCACAAAGGAGAGGCCGGCAATAGCTTGAACGCCCGTGTGAACTACTACACCGGCCAGGTTCTGCCAGCAGGTGTCGCGGTCACCATCAGCGCCTTCACTGGCGGATCCGGAAACCCAGCCCTGGGGGCTGCTTTGGCAGAACTGGGTGACGAGTGGTTCCAGGTTTGGGGGTTGGCATATACCGACTCTGCCACGCTTGCGACGGTGAAAACCGAACTTAACAGTCGTTTCGCATGGGATCGGGAAATTGAGGCTCATGCCTTTACCGCCGCACGCGGCACCCAGGGATCCTTGGGCAGCCTTGGCGACAGTCACAACAACCAGCACCTTGTCATCATGATGGCCAACGACGAGCCGATGCCGGCTTACGAGAAGGCCGCCGAGACCATGGCGATTGCTGCTCTGTATGCCGCCATCGACCCGGCCCGGCCAATCCAGAATCTTCAGTACGCCTGGTGCCTGGCACCCGCCACTGCGGACAAGCTCACCAATCAGGAGCGGAACCTGTTGCTGTTTGACGGTATCGCGACCAGCAAGGTCAACAACGACGGCACCATGGTCGTTGAGCGACTGATCACCACCTACAAAACCAACACTGCCGGCGGCACCGACATCAGCTACCTGGACAGCGAAACCCTGTTCACCCTGATGTACATCCGCCACGACTGGCGAGACTACATCCTGCGCAAGTACCCGCGGCACAAGCTTGCCAACGACGGCACGCGCTACGGCGTCGGGCAGCCGGTGGTAACGCCTGTTGTGATGAAGGCCGAGGCGGTTTCGAAGTTCCGTGAGTGGGAACGCCTGGGGCTGGTGGAGAACATGCAAGACTTCAAGGCCAACCTGATCGGAGAGCGTAACGAGAGCGACCCAAATCGCCTGGACATGCTGGTGCCGCCTGACCTGGTCAACCAGCTGCGAATCGTCGCCAACAAAATTCAGTTCCGCCTGTAACGGCGATTGCCAGGAGAAAGAACATGGCAGGAAAAAACCGTATCGGCGGACTTATCGCCTTGAAGGTCAACGGCGATATTTATTTCGCCAAGGGCGCTTTCACCTACAACCTCGGCAAGCCCAAGCGTGAAGGCGTGGTGGGCTCCGACGTTGTCCACGGCTACAAGGAAACCCCTCAGATTCCATTTATTGAGGGTGAAATCACCGATCGCAACGAGCTGAGCCTTGAAGATCTGGTAACGCTCGATGACGCAACCATCACGCTGGAGCTCGCCAACGGCAAGGTCATCACCCTGAGTGAGGCCTGGTACGCGGGCGAGGGCACCGGCAACACCGAAGAAGGCAACATCGCTTGCCGCTTCGAAGGCATCTCTGCCGAGGAAATCTCGTAATGGCAAAGGAAAAAACGATTCAACTCGCCGAGCAAATCACCTTCGGTAAGGACACGTTCAGTGAGCTGACCGTCACCCGCAAGCTGAAATACCTGCGAGGTCATGCGCTGCGTATCACTTCCGATGGCAAGGGCAACGGCGGCGCGGACATGGACTTCGCCACGCTGATCGACCTCGGGGCCAAGATGGTTGGTCACCCCCCTGCGTTGCTCGACGAGCTGAGCGAGGACGATCAAGCCGCCGTCATCGGCGAGGCCCGGGATTTTTTGCTGAAGCACCTCGGGGGTGGGAAGGAGGCGTAACCGTCGTCGTCAAAGTTATGAGTGTTCAGCCGTCGGAGGTCATGGAGATGGATTTCGACGAGCTGAACTGGTGGCTTGAGCGCACCGAGGAGTGGGTTGGATGGCAGACAAAGGATACTCCCTAAACGTCATCATCGCGGCTGTAGACAAGATCACGGCGCCGTTGCGTGGGATTTTTGGCAAGGTCAAGGCCGCGAGTGCTGGTATTGCAGGAGCGCTTGATCGTACTGGCCTGCCGATTTTCGCAAACAGCCTGAAGAACGTAGGCGGTGCGATTGGTGGTGTGGGTAGTGCGGTTGCTTCAAGTACCCGGAAGTTGCTTGGGCTTGGGGCAACGCTGGGCATTACCGGCGCCGCGCTGAACATGTTTTTCCAGGGGTTCGCTGATGCAACCGGCGCAATTGGTGACACTGCCGAGCGGACCGGCATCAGTCGCGAACGGTTCCAGCAGTTGGGCTTCGCGGCGAAGCTTACAGGTTCGTCAGCTGAGACGCTGGCTGGATCGCTGATGAAGATGAACCTTGCAGTCGGGAGTGCGGCAAAGGGAAACAAAGAGCTTCAAGAAATGTTTTCTGGTCTCGGTATCAAGCTAAAAAATACAGATGGCTCCCTCAAATCTACTGATGAGCAGTTCAATATCATTGTTGATCGGCTCTCAAAAATTAAGAACCCTGCGCTACAAGCTCAAGCGGCTGTGAAGATTTTCGGCAAGAGTGCCTCGGAGTTGATTCCCCTGATCAAGGGCGGCAGCGCTGGGTTAGGAGAGATGACTGCGCAGGCGGCCAAGCTCGGTATTGTTATTAGCGACAGCGCAGTTCGTGAGGGGGAAGAGTTCGGCGACACGCTCGACACGATACATGCTGCGCTTAGTGGCGTTGGCAACAGTATCGGCAGCGCCCTGGTGCCTCAGTTGAATTTGCTGGGTAAGCAGCTGATCGAAACGATAGTTAAGTACCGGCCTCAGATTGAAGCGTTCGCTACTGCCTTCGCCAAGAATCTCCCGGGAAATATCGAGAAGGTCACCGGTTTTCTCGGCGACCTATATGACGGCGTACAGCCGGTAATCCAGATATTCGGTTCACTTTCCGACACGTTTGGCGCAGCGAACCTGATATTTACGGCGCTCGGTCTGTACATCGGCGGCGGCTTTCTGGTTGCTGTTCTGAATCTGGCGCTTGCCCTCAAGGGTCTCGGGCTAGCCATCACGCTCACACCGGTTGGTTGGTTCCTGGCGGCAGTTGTGGCCATCGGTGCCGCGGCCTACGTCATCTACAAAAACTGGGACAACATCGTCGGGTTCTTCGAAGAGAAATGGGCGGGGGTCAAGGCTGCATTTAGTGACGGAATAATTAACGGCATCTGGAAGCTGTGGAAGGAATACAACCCCGTCACGTTGATGATGGAAAGCTTCAACGGCCTGATTAAGTACCTGACTGGCTGGGATCTCGGCGCGATCCTCGGTAGCAAAATTTCCGAGGCTGTCGCTGCGATCAAGAACGGCCTACCCGATTGGGCCAAGAAGTTGCTCGGCATTGATGGTGCCAGTATCAGCGGTGGTGCCGAGGGTGGTTCGTCAGCGGCCGCCACCGGTGGGGCCGATACAGACCTGGGTCGCCGGGCTGCGCAAATTGGCAGGGATGCTGTTCAGCAGTTGGCCCCGCCGGAGCAGGCGGTACGGGTGCAAGTTGACCTCAACAACGTTCCAGCAGGGTCCAAGGTGAAAACCGAGGGCAGCCAGGGAGCGACATTTGATACCGACATCGGTTACTCGATGATGGCCCCGTAACCGGAGTTCCCTATGGCTTGGCGAGACAACTACCGCGCCGCGACCTTTCGCGGCGTGGGCTTTTTCGTGGCTACGGCAGACAGCAGTCACGGCCGGCGCCAGGCAGTTCACGAGACAGCGCAGCGGGATGTTCCCTATACCGAAGACCTGGGTCGAAAGTCTCGGGAGTTCGGTATCACCGGGTACCTGCTGGGCAAGGAATACGATGTCGCCCGTGAAGAGCTGATCAAGGTCTGCGAACAAGCCGGCCCGGGTGTGTTGGTTCACCCATACCGGGGTGAGCTGACTGTTGTCTGCCGAGGGCTCACCGTTAGTGAGTCTTCGGAAGAGGGGGGCAAATGCACGATCTCCATGACGTTCCTCGAGGCGGGCGAAGCGTCTTACCCGTCGGCCACGGTCGACAGCGTAAACGCGATCAGCGCCAAGGCTGGGGAGGTCACTGAGGCGGGCAAAGAAAACTTTGTTGGTGACTTTCTCACGAAGGGTTACCCGTCTTTCGTGGCTGAGGCGGCGACCACACAAATTAAGGGCCTCAGCGATTTTCTAAGCTCGCCTGAGTTCATTGTTTCAAGCGACATACAGGCAGTGTCCGACTACTACGACAAGGTCAAAGGCATCGGGTCTGACGCGTTCAACCTGATTCAGGCGCCATTCGAGTTTGCCGGCCAGGTGGTCGACGCGATCAGCAGTATCCGCTCAGCTTTCGGCGGCAGCGCTTTCGGGATGCTGATGAGCCTGTACAACCAGTATTTCC